ACAGAGGAGCTGTTTATGGACAAACTGTTTGCCAAGACAACAGGCAAATATTTTTCTATGCAGATGATGGCTTCTTTCAGATTTCTGGCGATCAAGTGTTGCCTATAGGAGCTGAAAAAGTAAATAGATTTTTTGATAGTGATTTAAACAAAGCTTATACAGATAGAATATCAGCTGCGGTAGATCCTTTTAATACTTTAGCGTTATGGTTATATCCAAGTAAAAATAATCCTAACACTACTGGTATATGCGATAGATTATTAATTTATAATTATGTAACGCAAAAATGGTCAGTTGCTAATGTACAAGCATCACAAATATTTAAACAGTTTATGGTTATTACTACTGTTGAACTAATGGATATTATTTCAGAAAATTTAGATGATATTAATATATCACTAGATAGTGCTTATTGGACAAGTGGACAATTGTATTTAGGTGCAATTGATGAAAACTTTAAAGCAGCTATATTTTCTGGAAAAGCTTTAGAAGCAGAACTAGAAACAAAAGAAACAGAATTGTTTCCTGGATTAAGAGCAAACGTAACAGGAATTAGACCTTTAGTTGATGCTTCATCTAATGTTGTAATTAAGACTAGAGATAAACTTTCAGATTCAGTTACAAGTTCATCTTCAAGTACAATGAATACAACTGGTATAGCACCAGTAAGACAATCAGGTAGATATTTTAGAGCAAACGTAAAAATACCAGCAGAAAGTATTTGGACTCATGCTCAAGGAATAGACTTAACTGCAAGTCAAGGAGGATCTAGGTAATGAGTGATAAAGTGGATATAGATAACATAAGATATTCAATTGAAACACAAGAGTTCTTTCAAAGACAAGTAGAAGAAGCTGTAAATAATTTAATTAATAAAAATAATAGTGAAAGCGATAAAGCTTTTGCTTGGTTTATGAATTAGGAGTTATATGCCAACAAATATTAAAGATTACTCAACTACACAAGCAAGCAACACTACATTAAACTCTATTGATGTAGATGAGGGTATGCTACCTAGTAATTTGAATAATGCTATTAGAGCATTGATGAAAAATACTAGAGATTGGTTTAACGATGCACAATGGATTGAGTATGGTGATGGGGATGCAAGCTACACTGCTGCTTACGCATCAGCTACGTCATTTACAATAAATGGTGCAAATGTAACTTCTATTTATCATGCTGGCAGACGAATTAAATTAACTGCAACAACACCAGGTACAATCTATGGTACGATTGCAAGTTCATCATTTTCTACAAACACAACAGTAAATGTTACTTGGGATAGTGGTTCTCTAGCTAATGAAGCTATCTCTAATGTTTATATTAGTGCTTTATCAAAAACAAATTCATCTATACCAACAGAAATTATTGGCACATCAAATATTAGTGATAGTGCCGTAACAACTGCAAAGATTGCAGCAGATGCTGTAACAGGAGCTAAAATTGCAGACGACAGTATTAACAGTGAACACTATGTAGATGGTTCAATAGACACAGCTCATATTGCAGATGCACAAATCACAACTGCTAAAATTACAGATGCAAATGTAACAACAGCTAAGATTGCTGCTGACGCAGTAGATGGTACAAAAATAGCTGATGATAGTATCAACTCTGAGCATTATGTTGATGGCAGTATTGATACTGCACACATAGCAGATAGCCAAGTTACTACTGCAAAAATAGCAGACAGTGCAATTACATCAGCAAAAATAAATGATGGTGCAATTGTTAATGCAGATATAAATGCAAGTGCAGCTATTGCAGCTACAAAAATTCATGATGGTACAATCTCAAATACAGAGTTTGGTTATCTAAATGGCGTAAGCTCAAACATACAAACACAACTAGATGCAAAACAAGCTAGTGATGCACAACTAACTGACATTGCTGGACTAACACCAACTGACAGTAATTTTATTGTTGGTGATGGTTCTAACTTTGTTACAGAGTCTGGTGCTACTGCTAGAACATCTTTAGGATTAGGTACAATTGCAACACAAGCTGCAAACAATGTTTCTATATCAGGTGGATCAGTTACAGGGCTTGGTTCTCCATCTGCTAGTTCAGATGCAGCTACTAAAAATTATGTAGATCAAGCTGTTGCTGGACTTAGAACAAGAATTATAGCTGAATGTGCAACTACAGCAAATGTAAATTTAACAAATGGTTTAGAAGCTGGAGATAGCATTGATGGTGTTACTCTTGTAGCTGGAGATAGAGTTTTAGTTAAAGATCAAACTGATGCTACAGAAAATGGATTATACTTAGCAGTATCAAGTGGTGCTGCATCAAGAGATCCTGAGCATGATAGTATTGCAGAATTATCTGGTGGAATGGTTGTAGTAAATCAAGGTTCTACAAACGATAATAAAATATTTTTATGTACTACTGATAATACAGGATCAGTTGGATCAACATCAATTACTTACACACAAGTTACACCAAGCAACACAGGAACAGTAACTTCTATCGGAATTGCAGATGCTGGTGCTGGAGAATTTACTGTAGGAAGTTCACCAGTTACATCTAGCGGAAATATTACTCTTGCAATCAATAGTATTGCAGACTCAAAATTAGGTACGATCAGTACAGCTAATAAAGTTTCAGTATCAGCTTTAAATATTGATGGAGCAACTGATATTGGAGCAGATTTAACAACATCAGATTTAATCGTAGTTGATGATGGTGCTGGTGGTACAAACAGAAAAGCAGCTCTATCAAGAATAGTAACTTTAGTAGATGCAAACTCTAGTGCAGCAAGTGCTGGATTTGCTGTAGCTATGGCGATTGCCTTGTAGGCAAAAATAATAATAAAAGGAAAAAATAATGGCACAAGATTTTGAAAGAGTTTTAAAAACAAGCATAGGCACATCTGCTACAGAAGTAAGAGCAGCAGCTAATAGTGATGATGCAATTATTGGTATGAGATTTGCTAATAAATCAGGTTCATCAGTTTTAGTTAGTGCAACTGTTAAAAACTCAAGCACAAGCTATTATTTGATAAAAGATGCACCAATACCAGCTGGAGGTTCTTTAGAACTTATAGATGGTGGAGCAAAAGTAGTTCTACAATCAGGAGATAGTGTTGAAGCATTATCAGATACAGCAAGTGCTGTGGACTGCATTTTATCAGTAGTAGATTCAATTAGTACATAAGGATTATATAAATGTCTTATATCGGAAACACACCAGCTGAGAAATACAGCTCATTTACAAAGCAAGACTTTAGTACAAGTGCAACTACTTCGTACACATTGAGTCAAGCTGTGGCTAATGAAAATGAAATTGCATTATTTATAAATTTTGTAAGACAAGAACCAACGGCAGCATATACTGCTAGTGGTACTACACTAACATTAACATCTGCAACTGCTAGTTCAGATGATATGTACTGTATTTATTTAGGTAAAGCTGTTCAGACAGTAAATCCTCCAAGTGGTTCTGTTGGAACATCACAACTTGCATCAACAAGTGTAACTGCTACAAAACTAAATAATGATATAATATCTGGAACAACTGCTTTAGCATCTGAACCAGCTGATACTGATGAGTTTTTAGTAAGTGATGCTGGAACTTTAAAAAGAATAGACTACTCACTTATAAAAGGTGGTGGAATTACAATGGCTCAACAATGGAGAAAAACAGCGAATAGCACTGGAAATCATGATCCAATATCTTCTAACTGGGAAAAAGCTGATACTGATGGTGCTGGTTATATTGGATCAGATATGACAGAAAGTTCTGGTATATTTACTTTTCCATCAACAGGAATTTATTTAATACATTTTCAAGCAAGTATAGAAGGTGCTGCTACTCAATATAATAACGTAATAATATCAACAACAACAAACAATTCTAGTTATAGTTCTGCTTCTGAAGGATATGTTTATCTAAATGCTAGTAATCAATATTCCAGTACAGTAGTTTCTTTTATTTTTGATGTTACTGATACGTCAACTCATAAAGTTAAATTTGTAACTTTTCCTCAAGATGCCAGTACAACATTAATGGGAGATTCTGGTAATCATAGAACTGGTGCAACATTTATTAGATTAGGAGATACATAAAATGAATAATCAAGATTGGTTAAATTTAGCTTTAGCAAAAATGCATTCTGGTCAATGGTTTGGTTTTAAAAAAGATTATACTGGAAGTGAAAGAATGTCTTATGAAAATATTATTATTTTAGATGATACAAAATCAAAACCTACTGAAGCAGAAGTAAATGCAAAGATACAAGAATTAAAAGATGCAGAAACTGCAAATCAAAACGCAAGAACAACTGGCAAAGCTAAATTAAAATCTGGCGAAGCCTTAACTGATGCTGAAATAAAAGCATTATTTGGAGATAATTAATGGCAATAACTAAAATACAATCTGAAAGTCTTAACCTTGCAGACACTTACAATTTCACAGGCGATGTAACTGGTGCTGGTGCAACTTTAAAACCAGCATTTTCAGCTTACTTATCAGCTAATCAAACTGCATCTGATGCGACTTGGACAAAAGTTCAATGTAATACAGAAGTTTTAGATAGTGATGGAACTTATGATAATTCTTCAAACTATAGATTTACTCCAGCATCTACAGGATATTATTTAATATGTGCTGGTGTTTATATTGCTTGTACTGAAAATACAATGGTTGATAACTACATATCTCTTTATAAAAATGGTTCTCAGGTTTCAGTTTCGGCACAATATGGAAACGGCTCTAGTAAAAGCACATGGAACTCACATACTTTTAATCAAATTATAAATTGTACAAGCACAAGTGATTATTATGAACTTTATGGCTATGCTGATCCAACATCTGGGAGTGTTACTTTTAAAGGAAACTCTACTGTAGCACACTCATATTTTAACGCATTTAAATTATTTTAAGGAGGTAAAACTATGGCACAATTAAGTAACAAAATAAAATTATACTGCT